AAGATAATACCTATAACCCAAATTATATTCCCTATGCTTAAAGTAAAATCTTTGTTCATCCTTGTCCTCTTGAGGGTTTTTTTCTTTGTTTTTTAGATGTATTCTTAGAATGAACACCTTTTCTTTTTTTCTTAGCTGACTTCATAAATGTACGAGATACGTTCTTTGCCATTTTAATTAAGTGTTATTGATGCCGTTTTAGTTACTGCACTTCTTCCAGAATTATCTACTACTATTATGTCTAAAGTATAACGTCCTCTAGTATTAGTTACCTGAAATTCGAGAGTGTGATTTGCCGTTGTAAGGTTTTGACCTACTTTAGCAGTATTAGTAGTTATGGCATTAGACTGAGCTGTTGTTATTGTCGTTCCGTCATCTTCTGTATTATGAATACTTTTAGTTAAGATGTGAAATATAGCTCTTAAATTTTCGTTATTTATTGGAGGATTTGACTCATTAAGACTATTAGCAGTATCTTTGCTAGAAGTAAATAACTCCTCTATCATGTCTAACAATTCAGCTCTTGTTCTTTTTTCGGTGCTGTCTACTGTTATTTTAGGCAAAGCACTAGTAGGCTTTTTAATTAAAGCTTTATATTTATCTTTTATTGAAGTATCTGTATAATTATCTTTTGCCATTATTTACGCTTTTTTCTATTGTAAATATATTTATCCGCAGTATAAACTATCGTTAAGATTAACAATCCTATCTTTAATAAAATTTCAATATTAGCTAAAGATACAAAAGTAAAAGTCCCTACATTTAATAATAATACGTCTTGAGTTTCTTTTAAGAGATTTTTCATTTTAATGTGTATTTGAGTAAATTATTTCCATATTTGCATAAACATAAAAAGTTCCACTTCCAGGAGTTGTATTCATTTGAATGCTAGGAATTAAATTGTCAGTAGTCGTAAAACTAGAATTTGATGCCGCACTTATATCTCCTGAGTCATATTCAAATCCATGTTCTAAATCCGCAACAGAAGTAAATGTTTTCACGTCTACTAAATTCATGGATGTTTGAGTAGTAGCTCCAACTGTAAAAGCTTTTTTCCAGAACTGCAATCTGGTTACAACGCCACTAGCTAAATCAGTAACTACATTTCCTCTTATTTTATGAATAACAAAATTAGAACCAGTTTGATTTAGAATTGAATACAGAGCAGCCCAAGAGTTATCATAATTACTTCCATCCGTTATCGTAACATTAGTTTCAACAGTAAAATTATCATTATAAGGTAAGCTAAAAAAGTCTCTAGTTCGAGTTCTGTTAGTTACTTGAAAATTAAAAGTTACATGACGTGAATGAAAAGTATTAGTAATTTTATTCCATTTTTCGTCTTGCGGAAATATTATTATACTTCCAATTAATATAAGGCTATCAGTAGTAATAGAGGAAAAAGAAATACTTGTATCCCCTCCTTTTAACGGAGCTGTTAAAGTAAGTGGATATTGTTCTCCATTTAATCTATTTATAATAACTAAATTTTGCCCAGTTTCTGCTATACGAGTTGGACACGTTTCAATTTCTAAACCTGTAATCGTAAAGTCATCAGTAGCTTGAGCTATTGTAGCGACAGATTCATTTCTAAAATAATTTAATAGACTCATATTACCAAGATGTTATCTTTTTTCCAACTTTTTTATTTTCGTCTTTGCCTAAAGGAAGGTCTGTAATAGAAAATCCTTGAGTATTACTGTTTACAATTACTTCATAGTATTCTCCAGACCATGTATCATGATTAGCATTAAAAGACATTTGAGAAGGCAAATAGTATTTCCCATCTATCGAAAGACTGTTAAAATAATTTAGTTCGGATGTGTCTCTTATTTTAATTGATCCATTAAAAATACCAGCTCCTTCGTCCTGACCTTTTAAAATTTCTTCAGTCAAAAGTTGTGTAAACCTATAATCAGTTCCACTACCATAAGAATCCCAAGTTGCATTAGTAGCATTACTCCAGACTGATCCGTTATAACTTTCTATTTTTCCTATTGCTGCTGCATCAGGACCACTTCCAAAAAATAAATCCCCTACTTCATATTCTGTTCCATTCTCTATTAAAGTTCCACTAGGAGTGTTAGTAGCTTCAAATATTTGACCAGCAACCGCTTCTCCATTAACATAATATTGAATGTGTTGTTCATCGTTAGTATCTGGTCTAGAAAAAATAAATATTTCATCCGCCCCAGTATCACTTGATCCGATTGTTGTTAATACAGTAGGCGTATCTAAATCATTTCTTGTAACTATGCAAAAAGTATCTAAAAACAAAGTTCCATCATTAGGAAGTTCATCAGTTTCAAACTCAACTAAATACTCTTCATTATTTATAGGGCTATAATTATTTATCAATAAATTCCATGTAAATCCAGGAGTATAAGGTATTGGAAACTGAGGAGCAGAATTAAAAGAGTTAGTTGTAATGGTATTCGTTTCCCATGGAGAACATTCATTGCCAACAGGACAACAAGTTTTAGTGTCGGAACTTCCTACAAGTCTCAATCTCATATAATGCTTAATGACAAAAGACTGATTCATAAAGTTAGCAGTAACGAATTGAGCTTGTGTTAAATTAAAAGCATTACTAAAGACTCTTTTAAAACTTATTGTTCCTCCTGTAATTGCTGAAACGTCACCGAGTTTAATTTTTAAACATTGCGTCACACCATTAGCAATGCCATAACTTGTAGCGTCAACAGGGTTTGGTCCATTCATATATCCATTCCAAGTGATAATAGGTTTACTTCCATCAGAAGAAGTAAAATCTGTCTCCGTACCTGATCCATATTGATAAGTGATAAACGGCAAATCAAAAGCTTTTATAGTATCATATTTCGCACTTACTTTTCTAAGTATTGGCAAAGTGTCAAAAGTAGCTCCAGCTAATCTAGTATAAGTACTTCCTTCAGTTTTTCTATAATCAAGAGTTCCAAAATTAAAAATCGTTCCTGTCGTTTTATATGTTCTAAAAAAAACATCAGTAGCACTTCCCATATAGTGATAGGAATTAACTTGTATAAAATGCCAGTATCCATCAGATTGAAACAATCTAGCTCCCCAAGCTTTACAAATTCCGTTTAGCAGTTCAAATGCAGATTGTCTTGTAATAATACCTGTGTCAGGATCAGTAGTAGCAAAAGCAAAAGGATTGAATCTAGTATATCCTAAAGGATCAACACCGCTACTTCTAGGGATTAAATCATTCGTCCAATCAACTACAGTATATAAATAAGTATCACTTCCTCCCCAGTTTGCAGAAGTTCCTATTTGAAGTTTTAAAGCGTTTCTAATAAGTTCAAAAGTGACATAAGTAGAAATGTCAAGATAATTAATATCTTCCGTGTAAGTAATCTCTGATAGTTGTGATAGACCACAAATAGCAGTTAAGGTGAATCGTCTTGGGAAAGCTTCGTCTTGTTCAGCATTTATGTCATTTAGAATGTTTCCAATCCAGAATAATTCATAAGAACCTCCTGGTATTTTCTTTTCTATTTTTAGTTGAAACCTTTTATAGTCAGCTATTCTAATAGCGTTAATAACCGCTTGTTCAAAAGCGACAGTCACAAAAACATCTAAAACAACTTCAGAAGGAATAACACCTGTAAACCTATCGTCAGTATCTGTTTGATAAGTTAAATCAAATCCATTATCTCCTAAATTCACAACAGAAGTAGAACTAGAAGGGGAATCAGTATCTACTACGCTTACTTGATAAGTAACACTTGCATTACTTGTGAACTCATTTGTTAATCTGCTAACTATCGCCATTAGTATCCTCTTGTACGTTTTCTATTATCTCTCGCTCGGTCAGAACTTATTAAAATGTCCGCACCACTTATTCTTCCAAATACTTCAACACCGCCACCAGCTCCTCCCATCATAGATTGTAACTGATTTAAAGGAGCTACTACTTCAGGATTACTAATACTTGTTCCAGGACCTTCTCCAATCAATCCTAATGTAGGACCACTAACTAAACCTCCAGAGGCAAAAGCTAAAACGTTGCCTAAAGCATCTCCAAAAATATTACCTTCTCCTCCTCCTATTCCTAATAACTTTCCAACGTTAGAACCACCCATTAAAGAATTAATAAATGCCGTAACTGCTAATTGAACTAATAGTTGTTTTATAGCGAGTTTAATACCATCAATAAAAGTATCTAAAAAGTTGCCGCTTGTCATCATTGCGTTTCTCATAGTCATTTCAAAACTAGAACCAAATTGAGTAAAAGCACCTTCTATCGTATTTACCATTTCTTGCATTGGAGAAAGAGTTTCTACTAAACCTTTAGCTTCCACAGTAGCCATTTCAAAACCTTCTCCTATTTTTGGCAAAGCAACTGCTAAAGCTTTTATAGGGGCAACTCCAAGCTCTTCTAATGATGGTAATGGTGAATCTTTACCTGTTTTAGTTGATACTGCTGGTTTAGGGGTCATAAAAGGTTTGCCACTAACTGGATTAACAGCTCCTCCCATCATTCGATTTATAATGTCTTGGGGATTTCCTCCAGTAGTTTGTATGTCAAAATTTAAACCTTTTTCTAGTTCATCTTTAGCATCTTTAACTCCTAAAATATTATCTTTTAAATCTGTAAAAGCGTCAGAAACATATCCCCAATGTGTTACTATAAAACTAGCGGCGGTAATTAAGCCAGTAATTATACGACCTTGAGGAGTTAAGTTTCCAAGAACTTTTATAAATAATTGAATAGCAGGAACTAAAGAAGCTAAAAAGAATTTTCTTACTTTACTAAATACAGTTACTAACCTTCCAAGAATTGATACAAATAAAGCTAAACCAGAAACATATCCAGCCGTTTCAATAGCACCTTGTTTTTGTTCACTAGTAAATTGACTAGTAAAATTAGCTAAGTCACTAAGCGATTCTACTAAAGATTTAGCAACTGGCAAAAGCTCAACTCCTAGCTCTACAGAAACATCTTCAAGTTGTCCTTTTAAAGTTCTTAACTGATTTGCAAAACCTTCAGATGTTCTTTCAAAATCTCCAATTGCGTTGTGACTTTGTTTTAAAGCTAACTCATAAGTTAATGTAGCTTTAGCAACTCTATCTAGTTCTTTAAAAACTAAGCCTTGTTCGGATGCGAATGATTTTAAGTCGGCTTCAGTAATTGCTATCCCTAAAGATTTTATAGATTCTCTTTCTCCTAGAAGTGCTTTAGTCAGAGCTCTACTAGCTGCTTCAGCTCCGCCCTCTACATTTGTAAAAGAAGCTAAATCAGCAGCTAAGGTGTTAACATCTTTAGACAACTTTAAAGCTTCTACTTGAGTAAAACCAAAACCAGTCAACAAATCCCCAGTATCTCCTAGTAATTGTAAAGCGGCTCTACTACTTAAACCAAAATCATCACTTAAACTGTCTGCTGTTTTATTAGCTTCTTCCCTTAAATCTTTAAAAACTACATTAAATTTTGATTGAGTTTCCTCAAAATCAGAAGCCATTTTAACAGCCGCAACACCTATTCCTAGCATTGGGACAGTAAAATTCTTAACAACAGTATCCCCTACATTTTTGAGTTTATTCCCAAACTTCTGTAAAGACCTAGTAGACTTTCTAAGGTTAGTTTGAAATTGCTTATCATTTAAGCTTAATTTTACGGATAATGTTTTAGTCGCCATTTTTTTTGTTTATTAAACCATATTTTTTAGCTACGTATAAAGCTTTCTTTTTTTGTTTTTCAATATCTTTAATCTCTTCTCCTTTCTCCCAGTCAAACCTAACAAGCTTTTGAGGTGTTAAGTTTTGTCCTTTTTTTGTATGCGGTTGGAGGTTGCAAGTTGCTAACCATCTTACCCTCTCCCATTCATATCGTTGCAACAATTCGAACCTATCGTTTTTACCCTTTTGAATACAAAAGAACTCATGAAATGTTAATCCCCAAAACTCTTCGGGCATCAATCCTAAACCATAAGCAACGGCTTCTAAATCGTTCCAAGTTACTTCTTTGCTTTCGGGAGCTTCTTGACTGCTCCCTTCGGCTTTTTTTCGTCACTAAATTTAGATGAAAATTGTTCAGTAAATACATTAAGAACTTTATTCATTGCATCAAAATCATCATCTAAAAGGTCAGCAACATCATCAATAGTTAAAGAACATTCTTGACCACTTACTCTAGAGCCATCTTTTATACCATTTAAAATAAGATAACAAGCATCGTCTAAACTCATCCCATCACCTAAGCTATCTAAATCTGATAAACTTCTTCCTGTATCTTTACAGAACATTCTCAAGGAGTTCATTCCAAATCTTACAGGGTAATCTTTTTTATTTATTATTACTACTTCGTACATTTTTATTATCGTTTTTATCGTTATTAATTATCGTTATATATCATTGATGAGGAGGAGACTAAGCTCCAACCTCAACAACGATAAAATTATTATACTGCAGCCTGAACTATATCTCCAGAACCTTCGATAGATACCGAATAAGTTGGAGCATCTTCAGTCCCTCCAGAAATTTCTAAAGAGGTAATAAATCCACTACCTGTATAATCATAACCAGCTGGAGTTCCAGATGGTGCAAATGTAAATGTAAAAGTTACTGGTGTTCTGTTTCTTGATGATGTAAATAGTTCGTCAAAATCAGTTGTAGTTCCATCACTTACGAAATCCATAAGACCATCAGCACTTAAACTAAAACTTTTAGTTCCGCCTAATAAAGTTCTATTACCACTAGAATCCTTGTTTGTGATGTCTATTGTGTCTACATTATATGATAGACTTACGTTTTGCGAATGCATTAATTTAAATTCAGTCGCAGCACCACTTGCAGCCTGGACTTTTAAAATTAGGTCGCTCCCATTGAAAATTGCCATTGTTTAAAATTTTTTATTTGTTATTATCTTCTTTCTTGCTTTCTTTTTTATTATCAAGAGCCTTCCAAGACTTTAAGACCCTATATTCTTTGATACCTACCGTGTAAGATTCGCCTTTTTTATAATCGACTCCTCTAAAAGTAATATCTTTTTTTAACTTTATTTTATACATATCTATTATTTTATATATTATCTATTTATATTAAACTGATAGTCATGTGATATTTGATAGATACCACTCACCCCAGACGTATCGTTAAAAATTTCGTTGCTATTTTGAAAAAATATTTTATCTACTACCACACCTTGAAACGTTCCACTTACATAATCTAAAGCAGTTCTAACCTTACCGCTCAAATCAATAATATCTTCATAATTGTTAGCTACTAAAGTAATCTGTACTGTTACATAATCATAAGTAGATGCATTGTTTTTCACTATGGTAGGTAAATCAGATACTACTTGATAAACAATGTAAGGCAAATCAGGTCTGTTTTTAGTAATTTTAAAACGTGCCGGAAAGACATCACTGCCTATTATTGAATTAACTGGAGAGTTATTTGTTAAAATATCATATATGGCTTTTCCTACTTCCATTACTTATTAAATCTTTTAGCAATTATTGTCTTTAAATTTCCTACTAAACTATTCAAAACTCCAGCTCCTTTACTTAAAGCCGTTGCATCTAACATTCTTAATCCTGGAATCCCATTGTATCCATACTCATGAAAGTAAAAATAAAAACCACTTCTATCTTCTTTGTCATAAGCCCCCTTAACTCTTGGTCCTACATAAACAGCAGGTTTACGTCCCCTTGAAGTTTTTCCATTTATTATAGCAATAGACTTTTTAAGTTGACCAGTATCTCTTTCTGGATTTTTTGAGTTAGTAGTTGGTTTTATTCTGTTTATTTGTGCTCTTAGTTCACCGACTAGAGGTTTAGCAGACTTCCTTAAAGCAGTTCTAAGAGTATTTCTAAGCTTAGTGTCGCTATCAGGAAACAACGTGTCCAAGTCTTTTATTAAAGAATCTAGTTCTTTTTTTTCTATTTGAAGACCTACAAAACTATTTTTATTTAATACTGCCATTAGCTTGTAAATATATTTTCTAAATCTTTTAGCTCTAAATCTAGAATCATTTTATCTTTTCTTCCTACTTCTCTTATTCCTCTAATAGCATAAGAATTATTCCCATTTTTAATATAATACTGAGGAGAGCAATCTATTAATTTTCTGTATCTTATTAAACATTGTATTTTGTTTTCAGCAACTAAAGCATCTGACTCATAGCTTAAATTAACACCTTTGAAATCAAAGCTTCCATAAATAGTCACATTTGTAGTAGAAGTAGATTCTAGTTCTCCATACAAATTCTTAGTGAAACCTTGTTTGTATAAAGTTAATTTTCTATCTAACTTTCCGAAAATCATAACTCAAGCAATCTGTAAGGGGTTAAAATATACTCAACCATTAAAGGTAGCTCATTCGCTATTGTACCTATTACTACGTCTTGTCTTTGCTCGAAATACCTTCCAACGATTATCAATATCGCTTGTTTTATTGCAGACTCTACGTCAGCCGCAGCCGATCCTACTGTGAACTCAACCTCAACAGCGTTTGGTCTGTCGTAAGTTTCTGGAAATGTTCCTGTGCTTGAGATATATATTCTTCCAGGTTTTATCTTGTCATCAAGAACGTAATTTGAACCAGCTAACGTTTGTTCTACGTCACTAGTATCTCTGTATTTTATATGTACTACTGACGCTACTATTCCGACTTGTAAATTCATGTAGTCTGGGAATTGGTCGTAATACAAATTATATGTTTGTGTAATTAGTCTACGTCTAGTAAATTGTTCCACTAAATCAGTAGCTACTTCTATTAACGTTGTAATATAGGCATCGTCACTATCAAAGTCAGAATCTACTCTCAAGTGTTGTTTAGCTTCAGCTAAAGACACAGCCGTAGAGGCAGGAGCAGTTTTTAAAACTAGCTTTCCATAGTTAACGTATCCGTCTCCATTAAGTAAATTATTTGGGTAGTATGCCATTATAAAAAAATAATAAAGGAGAGAGGATTTCTCCTCCCTCCAATTAAAAAAAATTACGCGTTGTCTATTTTGACAGCCGCAGTAGAATTTTGAACCATATCACCATCAACTAAAGAAGTTAATACATAACGAGGCTCACCAGTTCCAGCATTAGTATAGATGTCATATATAACGTCTAAACCACCAAACTGAGCAACATGTACTTTACTAGCATCTAAAAGCATATAGTTAGTTCCTGTTCCAGAACCACCACCTACATTAGATGAAGTAAATGCAAAGTATCCAAAGAATGATTTGTCTACATTGTCATAAGCAGGAGATACAGAACTTACTTGAGCTAATGTTTTAGCTTCAGCTAAAGCACCTGAGTCTAATAACCAAGCCATTCTAGCACCTTGTAAGTTTACACCATTTCCTAATAATGTTGATTCCATATTTAAAAGCTCAGCAGCAGTTGGAGCAGCACCAGCAACAGATTGAGTTGCAGCGTCTAAAAATATAGAAGTTGGAGCGTTAGCAATATCAGAGTCTCCTAATAAAGCTAGTTCCAAAGTAGAAGCAACAGATGCAGCCATGTTACGTCTCAAAGAAGCTTCGATAGAAGCATTTTGAGCAATAGCTTCAGCAGAAACATTTACAATAGAAATAAGTTTCTTAGGGTCTAAAGTTACGCTTGTCGCAGTACCATTAGCAGCAGGAGCAGCTCCTCCAGTTTCAGCAACGAATCCAGAATTGATTGCACTAAATACTGGGAACTTCATGTTGTCGATTCCTGAGTAAAAATTCGCTCCGGCGGAAGCTAAAACTAAATTCGCTTCTAATTGGTCAGTCCAAGCCATTACTTCAGTAGCATTACCAGCAGCAGTTGCAACAGCAGCTCTTGTTAGAACTGAAGCTGGTATACCGATACCTTTAAAAGATTGACCAGTATAACGAGCCTCATTACGTGCCTCAGTATCCATCTCCTTAACCAATCCAGAAAGACGACCAGTAGCCGCTTGATGCATAGCATCTTGGAAAGAATAATCTCTTATTTCATTTGGAGTATTTTCTGTTACTTCTTTAACAGCTTTTGTAGCTTGAAGTTGTTCGAAAGATGCAGCTCTAGTAGCCATCTTATTCAACTCCTCTACTTTGTTATTTAAAGAATCAAAGTTAGCTTGCTCATCAGTATCCATGTCACGTCCTTCAGCAGATGCTACAAGACCTTCCATTTTTTCGATAACCTCAGCTCTTTCTTCTTTGTAAAGTTTTGATGTTTTCATTTTGAAAATATTAATATTTATTTTTTAAGATTTGCAAACGCATTTCATTGAGGGAGCGTTGTTTTAAATCTTGTTCTTTTATGCCCTCTGTTTTTTCTTCTTCTAAACTTGCGTCTAGTTTTTTCTTTTCTTCTTCTTGCCATTTTTCCATAGAACGTAAAGCATAACTTCCAGCAGCATCATAAGCTGGATAAGTCACAGAAGATACATCGTATAAACGGGAAACCTTATTAATAGTTCTTACGTTTAAACCATCTCTAGACTCCCATGAGTCATCTTCCACAACAAATGCAAAACTTGACTGACTAACAGTTCCGTCTTTCAAAAGTTCTACTAAATCTCTACTCACAGAAGTATTAGCTAAGTCAGCTTCGTATCTAAGACCTTTGTCATCAACAGAAAGTCTAAGAGTTCCGTTTGTAGTTCTCGCTAATGGAAGACCTTCATGATTTACTAAAAATCTTACATCGTCTTCTAAACGTCCTTCAAAAGCTCCAGGAGCGATGTATTCAACAAAGCCACCTAAGTCATTAGATTGAGAATTAAATACAGCTCCATATCCAGCAACTTGCATTTTATCGCCATCCATTCTAAGCTCTAAGTCTTGAACGTTAAAAGTTCTCACTTCTTTATTAGGATTACTTCTTTGATAAGTTTCTACATTAGGAGAATCTTCTATCAATTCGTCAACTAGTTCGTCTGCTATTTCTTCAGGAGTTTCTTCAGCATTCATTTCTTCATTATGTGCTTTCGCAAAATGAATAATGTAAGACTCATCTGTCTCTTCTATTTTTTGTATGTGTCTATAATCTTTATTTTCCATGTCTTCTAAATTTTTTTCTTCTTTAGCTATTTCGTCAATTTTTCTTTTTGCCCAAGCGAATCCAACATCTCCTCCCCAAAGTCCCCAAGCTATTCGACCAGCACTAGGATAACCATCTTCTCCGCTTCTAAAACCTTCAGCTTCTTTGTCAACTTCATGTCTACTAAAATAAGAGTACATTTTCTTAATAGATTGAATAGATAAATTGACTCTATTTTTTATATCTCTAGCTTTAGCAACTCCAACCTCAGTTCCTCCTCTTCCAAATTCAGCTCTCCATTCTAAAGCTTGTTCAGCTTCGTTAGCCATTTCTTGAGTAGGCTTAGTATCAATATCTTCTAAAGCTCTATCTTCGTCTCCAAGTTGTAAAGAACAAATAGCTAATCTTTGCTCTTCGTCATACTCTTGCATAGTATCATCGCTCATGCAACGTTCTATAAATTCTTCATTGCCTTCGTTTATATTTTGTGTAGGGATCGGCATATTATTCGTCTTCGTCTGTTTTACCTATTGGAGCAAAGTTTAAAGGATAATAGTGCATATCACCTTCGTCTCCTATTCTGTTAAGGTCTTCCATTCTTCTTATCTCATTAATAGATAAAACTCCAATCGCTGACATCTCTCTGTAATAAGTAGCTCTTGCACTTGAGTCTCCTCTTAATAATCCAGAAACGTTTATCTTAGTATAATAATCCCTTTGCTCATTGTCTCTAAATAGTTTTCTGTTAAGTTCTTGTTCTATGTTTACTATGTAAGGAGTTAAAGTAAATCGAACAAAGTCAATCGACAGAGCTTCTATGCTTGAATAGTTAGCAGCCTTTTCTAAATGTCCGATTAAACTTAACGGCACTTTAAAGATTCTTGCAATCTCTTCAACTTGAAATCTTCTTGTTTCAATTAGTTGATAATCATTTGCGTTTATTTTAGTTTGCTCAAACGTCATTCCCTCTTCAAGGATTGCAGTTTTACCAGCAGTAAAACTTCCAGAATGATTTTGATTCCAACTAGTTCTAAGTCTTGCAACCGCTTCAGCACTTAACTTTCCAGGATGTTTTATTATTCCTCCTACTTGACTAGAGTTTCCTAAGTAACTACCAGCCATATCATTTGAACTTATTGATGTGCTTATTGTTGTTCTTTGTGCTTGTATTACAGATTGACCAGTAATACCATCTAGACTTAGATTGTAAAAATGCAACATATCTTCTTGCATAATTGCTAAGTCGTAATCTTTTACATCATAAAAAATCTTATCTTCATGTCTTACTACTTTAACATTTTCAGATAAAATAGGTATAAGAGCAATAGGGCGAGCCAAAGAATCTCTTTCTATGAAAAAATAACTGTTGCCTTCAAGCAATAAATTACTCATTAAAAACTCAATAAAAGAATAAGATGTCATCCATTGATTAGGTCTTTTAGCAAGTAGCTTATAAACTGGATGTGCTTTATCTGTTATTTTATCTTGGTCGTCTTCTTCTCTGTACACGTTCACAGGAAGTGATGCGATGCTTTCTGATATAATTCTTACACAAGCATAAACAGCCGAGAAGGATAAGCTAGATTCTTTGGTTACTGGCGTCTGGTTATTACTTCCAAACCCTCCCAAATTAGCTTTCAAGAAGTTGTTACTACGTTTCTCACCACGTAGAAAATCGAATAGTCCCATTAAAATAAGTTGTAATTACTTTACAAAGATACAAGATATGTCAAAACTCACACCATTAAATCCATAAAATTCCTCTATCATCATAAGAAGAGTCATCAGAATCATCATTCATATAGCATCCTAAAGCCATAACAAGGCTAATCATTCCGTCAATCTTCTCACTACTTTTGGATTTATCCATTTTAATATTACCAGCAGGATCAGATTTCATAGCTAAATTAGAACACATCCAACGGAGAACTTTATTCCCTCCGTGATTAATTTCTTTTGCTAGAACTAATTTTTCAAGTTGTTTAGTCGGAGCAGACATTGAAGCAAAGCCTTGACCAAATGGAGCTAAAGGAAGTCCGTCATTTACTAAGTCAATAACTAACTGAGAAGAGTTCCATCTATCATAAGCTATCTCTTTTATGTTTACAACTTCAGCTAGTTCTTTTATTTTTTCTTTTATGTAATTGTAATCAGTAACATCGCCAGGAGTTAAATCCATTAAGCCCTCTTTACTCCAGCCTAAATAATCAACTTGGTCACGTCTACTTCTTACATAAGCGTTTTCTTTAGGAGCAAAAAAATAAGGTATTACAGTTAGCCTTTCATCTTCTGGAATGATTAGAACAAAAGCACTAACATCTCGTACACTAGCTAAGTCAAGTCCAGCGTATGCAGTCATCCCTTTATAATCTTCTAAGTGTATTGGAGCTTTATTACATTCCATCCATTGCTGATCCGATAACCATTTAGAAGCTGACGACATCCATTGGTTGAGGTGCAACATTCTGAACGTGTTCTCATAACTAGGAAGCTTAATAGCTTTTTGTTGTTCTCTTTTTAAATAGTCTAGTTTAACTACTCCAGCTTCAAGTCCTGGATTTGCTTTTATTAAAGCTTCTTCTGTTGTCCAATCAGTTTCTAAATCGCAATAATATTTTACATAGTAAAACGATTCGTCTTTAATAATTCCCTCCGATACTTTACGACCATAAATTTCAGTCTTATGGCAAATGCTTTCTCTGTTGTATCCAGCAGTAGTAATGGCAATAGTTAAGGGTTGCCTCCTTGATCCTACTGACGTAGTCAAAGCATCCCAAAGACTCGCATCCTTTTGGACAAAGAATTCATCCATACAAATGAAAGAAGCGTTGTAACCAAACTTAGAACTTGCCTCACTACTTAAAGCTTTAAGAGCCGAATTACTTTTCTCATGGATAATAGAGTTCTTAAATACTTTTAAATTATTATTTAATTGAGAGTCATTTCTAACCATTCCAGAAGCTACTTCAAAGATAATATTTGCCTGGGACCTATCTCCCGCAGCAATATAAGCTTCAGCACTAGGTTCATTATCTGCTAGAGTCATGTACAAAGCAATAGCACTTATAAGAGTTGACTTACCATTCTTTCTTGGTAAGCAAATGTATGCAGTTCTAAATCTTCTTAAATCAGAATCTCTATATTTCCATCCAAATAAGTCTCTA